CCTTCCTTTCTTTCCCTTTTTTTTTTTTTTAACAAAAAAAAGGCCCCCCTTGGTTTGGGGGTGCTCTTTTCATGAGAGAGTTAAGTGTTTTCGCTAAGAGAGGATAGCAATGTCTAAACAGTAGTGCAACTTCTACCTATCGACGAATACATTATATCACTGTCAATAGGGTGCACTCAATAGCATTTTAGGTGCACTTGATGGTAATTTGGGTGCACTTAGTGTAACATTAGGTGCATTTAGGTACACCCCACATCCTACGAATACGCATAATATCTACATAGTTGAGGACAGTTAGTTGCACCCCTTAATTTTTTAAATTGTAATCATAAAATGCTTCCTCTGCTTTTCGAATGGTTCTTTTGATGTAGTTCGTTGAGTTATTTTGCATGCCTAATTGTCGATATACAAGCGAAATAGCGTACATATCTCTGCGATTAACATACTTTTCAATCAGTATGGCACGATACTTTGGTTCAGGTATGTTATAGATACAACGCAATATATCACATTCTGCTTCCACGGCTTTTTCTTTTAGCGTTGTAATTTCATCTTTCAAGCGTGTTAATTCTTTGAACTGGTCCATAATTCCCATTGCACCACCACCGCCAGTTCGTTCGCTTAAACTGCTATGTGGTAGACCAGCTGGTCCCAGTCGTTTTTGAAGTAATTCTAATTGTGATACCAGGGCTTGTTCTTCTAAGTGATAATCATCAATCTTAGCGATATATAGCCTTGCTTGATTTCGCTTCTCCGCTTTTGTTAATTCTTCCATACTTGCAGTCCCCTTTTATAAATTAAACCCCAGTACTACCAAACCCACCATGTCGCTTGTCCGTTGTTGTATCTTTTGCGGTGATACGATATGGCATGAACAGTAATTGAACTAATCTTTCACTAGCCTTATATTCGAATGGTGCGTTGCCTAAATTTCTAATAGGTATCATGATATGACCCTCGTTATCCTCGTTATTGTAATAATCTGCGTCGATAATACCTGTACCATTGGCAAGCATAATATTATTTTTAATGCCTACGCTAGAACGCAAGTGCATTTGAATATATTCGTCATAGTTAATACGAGCTTTAATGCCTGTTTTGATTAACTTTGTTTCACCTGGCATAACAAAACCGCTTTCATAAGGTTTCATATCATAGCCGGCAGCATATTCCGTTTTTCTTTCCGGTAATTCTGCATCTTCATAACCAGTAATTCGTTGTTATTCATTATTCAATTCCTTTCAACTTTAATTGCTTCCATACCGTGCTGGTCGCACGATTAACTCGTAATGCAATATCCGATAAAATCATACCTTCCTGGCGCATCTTAATAACTTCATCAACCCAGTCGGTCGGTTTTAATGTTTGGTTTCGTAATTTTTGTCCACATGAAGGACTGCATGTCTTTTTAATATTTCTTAGTCGATACGATACACGATATTTAATGCCACATACTGGACATTGTTTCACTACTACGTCCTCGGACTTTTTATCAACTGCGTCGAATTGATGTTCTTTAACACGAGCACGTTTCGTGATTTTAACTGTATCTTTCGCGTTGGCTTTCCATATAGGCAAGTGCGATAAAAAATACGGAATGTTATTCATTGCGGTTATCTCCCTCTAGTTTTTTAAGTTCATTATCAATATCTTTAGTGATGATACATAAGCACATAATCAATACGCCTAATGCAGCACCAATAAATAAACCTAACACAAATACCCCAATCATTTTTTACTATTCCTCCTGTTCCAAATCTCATGTAATACATGAGGTGGCTTAGCATAATCTATTTGAATTTCCACTCTAGGGTTATGTTTATCAACACCGACTATTTCAGAGCCGTTGTAATCTGTTATCCACATATCATCTAAAATAACCCCAGCGGTGGTTAATATGTCGCTAGTTGCTTGTAGTAGGCCGACCAAGTCCGGCCAACCTCTAAAATCCGGCATGTAATAGCGGCACTGTACGGATACAGGGCCTTTATAGTTCACTCGTTTTTTGAAGAATTGCAACTGTTTAATACAATCTTTTTCATAATCACAAAAGGCTTTTGATGGTAAGACTCGAGGATGTGAACCATGATACACAATTCGTGAACTATTTTTTTTAGTTGTTGGTCGGCCATACACTACTAGCTTATTCATGTGTTACATAATTCCTCCTTTCGCCATAGTTTCACAGCACAATAACCGTAAAATATCACGTTCAACTGCTGGCAGTTCTTTCGTATAGTTAAAAAGTGCTGAAATTAGGAATGCAACAACAGTTCCTTTATCAGTTTTACTTTCGTCATATTCGATAGATGTCGTTTTTCGTTTTTCATCAATCAAAACTTTAATTTCCATTTTTAGTTACCTCATGTCATATATCTTGTATTTTATTTTGCGATTTAAGCTATGAATTTAACGCTACAAGGGCGGTCTACTATTTTTCACGAGTATTTTATCGTTACGAGAATTTTATGTTCACACAGCGTGAATTTTTAAATTTCGTTAATGTCGAGTGGTTGTCGTTGTGATTTACCTTTAAACGCAATTAGGAATGATGTTCCTTTTAGCCTGTCATATACTCGGCTGTCATAGGCTTTCTTAATTTGCTCCACCGATAAATTCGATGTGATAATCGTTGATTTACTACGTTCCACTCTGTCCGCAATAATCGAAGCGACCTTTTGTTGAACCCATTCGCTCGCATATTCCGCTCCGAAATCATCAAGCACTAATAGTGGTGAGTTTCGAATACGATTTTCAAACTTCAAGTAATGCTCACTAGGGCCTTTACTAAGCGTTAAGAGTGTATCGAATAGGCTTGTCATGGATATCAAATAGCCGTTATACCCTTGTTCGATTGCTTTTCGTAAAATGCTAATTGCTAGGCTAGTCTTACCAGTACCAACAGGGCCTATCATTATCAGTCCTCGTCCATTGGCGATATGTTCTCTAACATGCACGCCATATTTGAAAGCGTTGTTATAGGCTTGTCTATCTTCTACTGGTGCTCCTTGTGCTTTTAGCTTGTCAAAAGTCATATCCACATAACGGCCTTTGATACCATACACGCTCAAATCAACCTTCTTTTCAACGACCACCGGTTCATTATAAATCGGCTTGTACCACTCATAACCATTCGGTGTTACCTTGCGACCAGTCGATTTCGCTCCCATCTGTTGCTTCAGTCGCTCTAGCTCCTGGTCTACGTTTATTTGTTCCATTGTCATTCACCTTCTTTTTTAAGTTACTAGCTGCCACGGTTTCAACATACTTAATGCTACTGCCACCACTTTCGATTGTTGTATTGATAGCTACGATTACATGTTCCATTCCGTACAACTCAACCAAATCATCTAAACGTTCTTTTATCGTTGGTGATATTTGTCCGATTCCGTTTAAGTACAATTCGTAAATTTTTTTATTCATACAATCTCTCTCTTCTGTTTGTGTTAAATATACATTTTTACAACTATCGTTAGAGAGAGACTTTTCTGTACTTTTTTGTACTTTTCTTTTCTTTACTTTACTTTTTGTACTTTTGTAGACAATAACTGAGTTATTGTCTACATTAATTGAGTTATTGTTAACATTAACTGAGTTAATGTCTACATTAATTAAGTTGAATTGAGTTATTACAACAGAATTTTTTCGACGTTCTGTAATTTTCAAATAACGTTCTTGAATTCCTTTTGATGTAAGAATATTAAAATTATTGTATAAATTTACATCAAAAAAGCGAACTTCACAGGCCTTATTTATCACTTTTAAAACAAATTCAGGAGTAACATTTACATCTAATGCAATAAGGTCGATTTCGTCCTCGTGAATTTCAACGTAATAGCCCTCGTCCTTGTAAATCGTCGAAAGTAGGTAGATTAGGACTGCGATTGCTTCTGCACCACATGACAATAGCAACTTACGAACCTTTAAGTCATTTATGAAGTTAACGTTTAAAGGGAAGTATTCAACCCCTTTTGCGGTCGGTCGTGCCATTGTAGTTATCACTCCTTTTCTACGATTACCAGTTTTCCAGTAGCTGCCTGTACAACTGATTTAAATTGCTCCTCGTTTGAGTTTTCGTTTGATAAATGGATAAGGTGTATCGCTTTACACTCTGTTAAGTCCATAGATTGTAGGAATTTAACAACGTTTTCAAGTGCAAAATGCGATTTTACAAGCCTTTCCATTCGTTGCTTGGATAGTTCATCTTCATGAACTTTATTTTTTAAGATTTCATATGAGTGATTACACTCAACAAGTATTCGGTGTACTCCTTTAAAGGTGTACCTACAATAAAATGTATCGGTAATGTACAATAACTTTTCATCACCGTCGGTAATTAAAAAGCCTACATTAGGCACATCGTGTTCTAACTCAAAAGGAAGAACAGTAAAACACCCAATTTTAAACGACTGCTTCGGTGTAATCTCAACCCAGGTTCGTTCGTCTAAAACATGTAACGCTTGCGCCGTATCTTTTGTCATATATACTTTATGACCTAGTTTTAACCAATCACTAACCGATTTAGAGTGGTCGCCATGTTGGTGAGTTACTAAAACACCAAATAAATGCAGAAAATTGTACCTACAAGCCCTTTGAATACTTTTAAAAGGTAAACCTGCGTCGAGAATAATTTCGTCGCCGTTTACGTTTGATTTTAAGCGGGAGCAGTTGCCAGCGGAACTGCTACCAAAACATTCAACGCTAATCATTTGAACATCGCATCAGTATTTAATACTTCGCCAGTTTCGGCATCAACGAATGTCGGTTCGTTATCTATATCAAGCGTTTCAGCATTTGCGTTATGTTCAATCGTTGTTACAGCATCATCTAAGATTTCGCTTACATTACCTTCAACATCGATAGTTTCATCGGCAGTAGGTAACCCCATTGAAATTTCAGGTGCTGTAGTTCTAATCAACCAAGCTGCAGCTCGATAGCGTAACATTTGGTCCGGCATTGTACGCCATTTAGAACCTTTCTTGTCATACCAGCCTTCCGCCTTAGCGATTGCGATTGTTACCTCAGGGCCGGCGATAACTTCATCACTTCCCTTTTCGCGAGTGTAGGCAATAATGCCTTGACTATCGGCACCCTTTTTACCGGTTTCCTTATACTTGATAGCTTCAAATCTACCGCATTGATTGAATGTGGCAATTAAGAACTTAGAGGACCAACTAGGGTTCCCATATACGACGTATAAGTTCTGCATCACCATTAATGGGCTCGCATTAATGCGAACTGCCATTTCAAGTGCGATACAAGCATTACCAAAATTCTGAGGGCCTCTAAAGTTATCAGGCACTAAGCTAGACTCATTAAACATTTTCGCTTGTCGTTGTAGTAATTCAAAACTAGCTACAGAATTAAAGTTAGCTGCCACTTCATTTTTTCTTGTTGTCATTTCGTTTGCCATGTTATACCTCCAAATCTACACACAACTCTTTGCACGTTTCGTCTACGATTAATTTAATTGTTTGACTATTGCAGTTAACAAACTTAGTAACCGCTTCTGCATTGTCGATAAATACTGGTGCAGTAACGTTATAAAACTTAGTTAAAGCGTTAATAACATCAATGCCAGCGTTAATTCGTGCTGCATTGTTGAGGCTCCTATAAGGAACACCATCAACCATAGTTTCGCAACAATCTTCAACGCTACCATTCACAAGAACATTCGCCATTTTAAAAGTTGTAATAGTAAAGTGCTTGTTAATAGTATCTTCGAGCATTTCAACTTTAGATTTTACGAACTCATCTAAGAGGAACGCTGTTTCATCAACTAAATTCTTTTCATTAATCAAGCGTTGTTGTTCTTGTTCTAGTTCGTTAATGCGTTTAGTAATATCACGAATAACATCATATTTAGTAAGTTCCGTTTGTAACGTACTTCGTTTATCAGCCAGTTCAGATAATTCACTATCAATTCGCTTTAATTGGTCGTCGCTTGTATTATCTTCATCAAGTTCAAGCATAAATAACTCCGCTTTAAGGTCGTTAACTTGTACATCGCTATCTAAATCAACTTCACCGACTTCATTCATTGCTTTTTCTTTTGTGTCTTTGTTGTTAGATAGTTCTTCGATTTGACTACTCATGCCATCGGCTTTCACTTGCATGATTTCCTTTTGTTCGATGTAGTTTTGTTTTAATGCCTTAGCGCTATCAATCAACTTTTGCCATTCTTCAAGGTTTGTAGCTTTTTGAATGTTAAACATAGCTTCGAGCTCTGCTCGCTTTTCGGCTGGATATGGTTGTCCACAAGTCGGACAATTTTCATCATCGAATTGTTGCTTATTGAATGTATCAAACTCTGCTTGTAATTTTTCAATACGAGCTTCTTCCTGTTTGATTTGACTATCTAATTCATATTCACGGTCTTTATAGCGGTCTCGTTCACTTTCTGCCATTTGTAATTGAACAAGTGATAGCTTATATTCGTGTTCAAGCCGTCGTTCTTTGTCAGTATGTTCGTTCATTAACTGGCTTTTTCTATCCGCCAATTTACGTTTTACTTCACGAATTTTAGCGGTACGCTCTGCGCCGTCTAAGCCGTTAATGATAACTGATTTATCTTCCTCTAACTGTTTAATAGCAGTTTCGATAGTTGCTATATCATCTTTTAACTTTTGCTCCGCTTCCAATGGAGTTGGTTTACACTTAACAGCTTCATCAATTCGAACAGGTATCATATCAAGTTCTTTATTAATAGCCGTTTTTTTACTTGCGATAATCTTGCGTTGCTCGTCTACGGAACGGCCATTCAATAGTTCAGTTAATCGCTTTAATTCATCCTTGCTATTGATTACGCTTGCATCGTCCACATCACCGCACATTTCAAGTAATAATTTACGGCGATTTTGCCAGGTGTATTGTTCGTTAAAGAATAAAGGGTTTGTAATGAGTTTGAAAACATCTTCATTAATCATGTTATTAATAAAGGCTTTATACTCTTTTTCCTTAGAGGGTACATCGTTAATGAAATAATCAGTCGTATGACCGGTTAATTTCACTTCACCACCCCTAGGGTTACTGTACTTCTCGCGATATATACGCTTTAAGGTAAACCCTGTTCCGTCCTCGTTATCAAAGGCAGCTTGTACCATATGATTAACGTTGTGAACTGGCTCGCCATTTTTTAACGTTTTAATTTGAAAGTCTGCTCTATCTAAGCTGTCTTTACCAAACAATAACCAGCAAAGGGCATCGAAAACAGTTGTTTTACCTGTGGCATTATCGCCACGAATAATCGTATTATTGGTAAACCTAAAATCACCAAATTCAATACCTTTGAAGTTTTGTAAATTTAATTGTGTGAGTTTCATATGTTATATCCTCTCTATGATACCTGTGCTTCAACATCAATCGTTCTAGGTTCGATTTGTAATTGGTTCGCCCAGGCTAAAACTGTATCATTAATAGTTTTATCCCTAGCGACTTTTTGATTGCCGAACAATTTAGCTTGTACCAGTTCTTTAAAATCATTATCAACACGATTTAATTCTAAGCATGCAACTGGTTTCATCGTATCGTCTGTTACCACTACGATGGCCGTTGTACCTCGCATAACCTGGTCTTTATATGAACCAACACAGTTTCTAAGCTGTTTACCGATTGTCATTAAGTCGGCAGCAGTTTTCGGTACCATAAAATGAAGTCCGTTAACGTCTGCGTTTAGAGTTGGAATTGTTGGCAGATTTACATCGCCATATTCCTGTTTATTGAATAAGGTAATAACTGCATTGTGAAAGCTCTTTAAGCGGAATTTTGTATCATGTAACGCTTCACGATATTCAGGCTGTAGTTTTTGATACATATTAACAATGTCGCTTATGTTACGTTGTTCTTCACTTAATAACCATTTAAGAACATTCTTTTCACCAAAACGAGCTATGATATTAAGCCACATATTACGAATTTCTTGCGTTGTAACCTTCATGCAGTCTAATAAGTGTCGAGGTCGTTTTACGATGTGTTCATAGTGCGGAATACTGTATTCAACCTTACGCTTTAATGTAACGATTTTTCGCCGGCAGTTTTCGTCCTTAAATAGGTTTAAAACATTCGCCATTTTAATCATCATAGGGTCTTCAATCATCGCTTTTCTTAATGAACGACTATTAGGCGCATGACTTGTAATTCGTAACGCTTCCAGGAAGTTTATACCTGTTCTTGTTAAGTTAAGTACATCATCATCAAACGGAATAGCGATATTAGGTTGAACGCCGTATGAATACTCCCAATTATTATTGCTTTTAATTAGGTCTGTAATCGTTGGCATGTCAGGTGCTTGCATTTTCAAGGCCATATTAACAAGCATAGTTTTAAAATAACCGCCATATTCACTCACAGAAGGTGGTATATACACTCCTTTAATATCAAAGCCGTACACTTCTTTTAAACGTCGCTCAAACGTTAATCTAAGCGATTTAAAGATTGTATTTAATTGCTTTTTATATACAGCGTGAACAGCGTATGACTTGTTAAAGTACTTTAATACAGGTAAAACATCATTTGTTCTGATGTACTCAACTGTTAAATCATGCTTTTTACGATTGCGGTCAATAAATACGGCCATTTTACGCTTAAAGTCAAAGCGAAGAGTTTCAGTACATATCCCTCGGTCTATTCGTCTTCCGTCGAACGTTAACTGAATACCTTTATAGCGAATTTTTAAATCAAGAAAGTGTTTATAGTTCCATATGTCGATATTTAAGTTTAAAGGGAACACATTATCTTCATTTGTTGAATAGTAAATCTTATCCTTTTCAGGGTTTGAGTAAACACCACAATTAGGACAAACAAAATGCTTCGCACCAGTTACATAACCACTATGAAAACTATATTTTCGGTCCCATTGTCCGCCGAATGTAAAATTACAATCGCAATGGTGAATGGTGGTATATAGAGCGTCATATTGACGCTCCATAATAATGCTGTCGAACATTTTATTTACGTTGAAGTTGCCTAAAAATTTCATTGCTACCTCCTAGTCAAACATGCTTAACAAGTTTTCTTCCTCGTCCTCTTTAGGCTGTTCAACCACTTGAACAGGCTCGGTAGTTTTCTTTTTAGTTTCTTTTTTAGGTTTAGGTGCTTCCTCGGCTTTATCTTCGGCCTTAGCATGCTTTTCAACTAGCTTGATTGCCTTAATGATACTTTTAGAAGTCGATATGTTAGTTTCGATAAAATCTAACGCCCTTCGATATTCGATTGTGTTCGCTGGGTCTAGTTCAATCGCTTTTTGTAACACCTCGATTTGAGGTGTTACTGTATCGATAACGTGCTTAAAACTGTTAGTATTTGCCATGTTTAAACTCTCCTTATTTATTCATTAAAGCGTTTAACTCTTTGATGATTTCAGGTGTTAAGTTTTCGCTCGAAGGGTTCCCCTCTACACCGTGATTTCTAAAGATTGTGAGTGCTGCTTTAATACCATCTTGACCCACGGCTTTCAACCAGTTTTTAAAATCAGCCCAGTAAGCTTGATGGTCGATTTCCGGTTCCGGTTCCTCAACAGACAATTCAGTAGGCTCTACATCAACCACGTTGCCGTCAAAGTCTGTTACTGGGACTTTAGGTTCTTCGATTTCGATTGAAATGTTTTCGACAATTTCTTTATCGACCTTAGCACCAGGAACTGGCTTTTCTTCCTTAGGTTCGTCTTTTGCTGGTTTAAATTCGACCACTATTGGTGCTGGTTCCGGTGGTTGAATTTTTGCACCATTCATAAGTTCGTTATACTCGCTAATTTTTTTAGCTAAGTCTTTAGGGTTTTTAAACTCGATTGTAAATTGGTTCATGATGTTATTTCTCCTCTTCTAAATAGGCTTTAATAGCCTTCATTGTGTCGATGATTTTATATAGATATGGTCTAACTTCGACCATTGGTGATACTTGCGTTTGTTCCGTTAAATAATCGATACGATATGTTAAGTACCATAAAGTCATTTTTCCCCATGGAGTAGGGAACATATCGTATTTTTTATGACGTTCTTTTATGAGTTTGAGGTCAATTTTCTCGCCCTCAAACATTAAAATGTCAGTATTCATTATTCACCTTTCAAAGTTGCAACTTCTTTGGTTAATGCTTCAACAAGTTTTTCAAGTTGGCTAATACGAGCGTTTTCACCTTTTGCTTCCGCTACATAGTCAGAACCCTTTCCAACTTTAAAAGCAACGTTTGCAGTGAATTGCTTTTCAGCACCTAAACTCATACCTAAGCCAAACATAGTTCTTTCATTAGGGCGGTAGAAAGCACCTAATGCAATAGCGTTAGAGCTCCGATAATGTCCATAACTTACAGCGTAGGACGCTTTATCGTTTTTATTAAAATCAAGAGGGTGAAGTCCAGCGAGTGCAGCAGAACTAGCACCTAGATTATTAAGTCGTTTATCTGTTTGATTAATACGATTATTAAGTTCGTTTTTAACTGCTGTTGCGGAAGCACCTACTTTATCTTTCAAGTCCGCAATATCTTTGGTATTCACGTTTACTTGTTTTTGCGTATTAGCTACATCGCTTTTAATTGTTTTAGTATCTTTTTCGAGTTGCGTTACACGACCTTCATGATTAGTGGCGTAATGATTTAAGGCTTTAATATCCGCTGTATTTGTATTAATTTGTTTACCTAAATCAGTAATAGACTTTGTATTGTTAGAAATATTTGTTGCGTTATCTTGCACAATGTCGCCAAGCATTTGAACGCCAACGGCTAAATCTTTTAAATTGTTTTGCGTTTTA